GCAGGCGGTAGAAGATGACCCAGCAGCAAAGGCCACCAGAACCATATGGAGATGATTGGAAAACATGGGGCAGACGCCTCATGCAATTTATGTCCCAGACAAGATCACCTCTCGTTCAACAGACTGGTGGCGAAACCGCAGCTGATGACGGCACACTTATGTGGGATAGGGTATATAAATATCCTGTCGTGAGCGAAGGTGGGGAATGGCGTCAAATTGTAATGGAAGGCGGACACGCTAACTTTATTAAAACATCAGATGTTACACCAGTTGCGGCAAATACGGCATACAAGCTGACCTATGATGCACCATCTGGCAATTCAAAGATTACGCAAGGTACGCCAGCAAGTAGAATTGTATTTGAAGAGGCTGGTGAATACGTATTGTCATTTTCCGCGCAAATATCATCAACAAGCGCAAGTACAGTACACTTTTACTTTTGGCCTAGCATAAATGGTACAGCATCAGCAAATGGTGCTATGACAACTGCACTACATCAGAATAATGCTACAGTCGTTACATCCAGAACGCAGATATTTACTGTGGCGGCTAATGATTACCTTGAGGTAAATTACATGATAGATAATACAGATGGATTTTTAAATTACACAGCTGCATCATCTCCAGTGCCAGCTATACCATCTTCAACTTTATCAATCACAAGGACGCACGCATGATTGAAGAAATAGAAAGATGTAAGCCTTGGATTGAAGCAGCTTTAGAGTATTCTGGTGGTACACATGACTTTATCGATGTTGCTGAAGGAATATATAAGGGTACTATGCAGTTGAAATCCCAGAATACATTGAGAAAGCGGCACAGCGTAACTTAAATAAAGCTGAACGTATTTCCCAACTTGGTTATGTCCCATACTATGGCCCAGACGTAGCTGCATTCACTCCAATGCAACAAGCCGCGTTTCAAAACACTGCTGACGTTGCAGGCGCATTCGGTATGGGAGCGCCAATGAGCCAGCAAGATATAATGGGTGGCATGGGAGCGCCTACACAATATGCTGGCGGCGTAAGTGGTTATTCATCAGCTCCAATATACCAGCAATCACTAGATGAGCTTGCAAGACAAAGGCCAGCGCAGAAATCATATATGGATAGCTTTTTTATTAATCCATATTCTGGTGGTTATGGTTCAAACGCACCTATGCCAATAAATTATAATGATTACATGACAAATGCTGAAGCACAACGCCAAGCTGCGGAAGCTGCAAGAATGGAAGCACTGCGCCGCGAGCAGCGAAGTGATGAAAACTATCAACGATTACTAGATCAGATGGCAAAGCAGTCAGTCAATCCTGATATTGATTACACAGATGGATTTACTGCATCAAATGGTCAAGTTGTAGGTACGTTAGACCCAAGTTATGACCCTAACTTCTCAGGCACAACATATTCTGCATCTCCTTTTGAAATAGGATCATCTACTGCTGGTACAAACTATGCAACGTATGATGAATCACAAGGATTTACAGCACCTGGCATTTTAGGAATGGTTCAAAACGTAATTGCTCCAAGGCCAAAAGATGATCTTGATTCAAGCTTTCAAAACCCTAATACAACTTCTATAGTTTCAATGGGTTATGATGTTGGTGAAGTAGACCCAGCACTAGCCGCTGCTGCTGGTTATACAGATCAGATTGAAAGAAAAGCTGGAGATTATGGAATATTTAGCGGACGTGGAACAGATGGTCAGGGTAACTTTGGAGTTATTGGCGACGTTGCAGGTGCAGTTGGTGATTTAGCAGGGTTTACTAAATACAACACGCCAGACGTAATAGAACAACGGAAAGCAGCCGAGGCACAAAGAATAGCTTCTGAAAGAGCTGCTAGAGAAGCCGCTATAACACAAGCTGAAAATGCAAGAAAAGCAGCCGCAGCGAAAGCAGCTGAAGAACAAAGAAAGAAAGAAGCTCAAGCTGCCGCAGTTAAAGCTGAAAATGACAGGGTTGCTAGAGAGCAAGCCGCCGCCGCTGCCGCTGCTGCTAGGTCAAGTAAAAAAAGAACAAGCTCGGCATTAAAAAAAGAAATGTCTAAACAACAAAAGAATGTGAGCGCGGTTAAATCAGGCACTTACAAAAGAAGTATGGGCGGATTTTAATTATGACTAATTTTAAAAGAAAAGAGGCTTAACATGGCTGGTGGTGGACAAACAAGACCAATGGGCGGACAAGTTCCTTTGATGAGAAGGGGTGGCACTGAGCCGCAATTCCAGGCAGGGTTTGGCGCACGCATACCTCAAGATATGGGTGGCATTAAAACACAAGCCAATTTTAACCCAATGATGATGGATAGTCAAAGCAGGCCACCTTTCGGCAGGCCGGAAGCACCAAGTTCACTAGCTCCTCAAGGTGGCTTTAACGTAAACCAAGCTGCGGCTGGCGGATTACAGCAGGCAATGTTAGGTACACAGCAAGCTATGGGCTTTAGGCCGCAAGCTGTGCAACCAGTAAACTATCAAGCCCAAACAGCACAAGCTTCCGGATACAGGCCAAGCGCAATGACAAGCCAAGGTTATGCATCAACAGGGCCAACTGCTACAGGATATGACGCATCTACAATTGGAACATCTCCAACAGTATCAGCGCAAAACGTGCAAGCGGGTCAACTTGCAAGCACTAATCTTGGAGCTTACACAAATCCATTCGAGAGCCAAGTTGTGGATCAAGCGTTAGGTGATATTGAAAGATCACGTAAACTTGCACAAAACCAATTAGGCGCACAAGCAACTGCCGCAAGAGCATATGGCGGATCACGCCAAGGTATTGCTGAAGCTGAAACAAATCGAGCATTTGCAGAACAAGCTGCTAAAACAGCATCAGGTTTACGTCAAGCTGGATATACACAAGCACAACAAATGGCGCTACAAGATATAGGCACAGCTCAACAAGCAGCACTTGCTAACCAGCAAGCTAACTTAGCGGCAGGTACAACTACTGCTGGCTTTGGGCAACAATCAAACTTAGCAAACCAAGCGGCGTTAAATCAAGCAGGTCAATTTGGAGCAAGCGCACAAAACGTAGCGGCTCAACAAGCGGCGGCAGCTCAAAACCAAGCATCTCAATTTGGTTCAGCTGCGGCTAATCAAGCTGCGGCAGCTAACATGGCGGCACAAAACCAAGCGGCACAATTTGGATCAACTGCGGCAAACCAAATGGCATTAGCTAATCAGGCTGCATTAAATCAAGCAGGCCAGTTTGGGGCAACGCAAACCATGTCAGCTCAATTAGCTAACCAAGCTGCGGCGGCTCAAGCTAATCAGCAAAACCTTGGCGCTGCGGCTCAAATGGGTGCATTAGGCCAGCAAGCATTTGGTACAGGACAAGCGATACAACAACAGCAAGCTCAACAAGGTCTGCTACAGCAGGGCATACAACAAGCACTCATTGATGCGGCTAAACAACAGTATGCTGGTTACACTGGTGCGCCAACGGCGGCACTAAATGCACCACTTGCTGCGCTTGGTGTTACACCAGTACCACAATCACAGACTAACTCTATGAAGCCAGGATTGTTTAATTATCTACAACTTGGTGCGGGAATGATGCCATGATAAAAAAACCAGAAGAAATTATTCAAGAGCAAGTAAACCCATCGCAATCTCAAGGTGGTTTTGGTGGTTTATTAGATTATGCTAGAGAGCGCAACGAAAACACCGGGCTAAGTAGGGCGCAAACTTTTGCCGCCGCACTTGATCCATTAATCATGCCAGAGATGCGTGCGGGTGAAAGCATTCGTGAGCGTGGTATGCAACGTGTAGCTGCTGGTAATTTAAATAAAACTGTTGAATGGTTGAAGAGTAATGGATACGCGGACGCAGCTGCTGTTATAGAGGCTAACCCATCTGCCGCATCAAATGTGGTAAGTGCTATTTTATCAAACAGAATGAAGCCTAAAGATACATTTAGAATAGCTACGCCAGAAGAGGCAAAATCATACGGCGCTCTTGCTGGTCAATTTGATAGCAGTGGTAAATTTTATCCAACACAAAAAGTTGAGATGTCAGAAGCTTTAACAGGCACAAATAAAACTAAAGCTCAAGCTCAAGTAATGGCTTATGAAACAGTTATGGAATCTATAGGTGCTTTCAAAGATATAGCACAAACAGGTGGTAAAGGGGTATTACCTAGCACACAACAAGATTTATTAAAATCATCCCGAACAAACTTACAGTTACAATTAAAAGATTTATTTGAGTTAGGAGTGCTTGCTGGCCCTGACTTAGACCTTCTAAATAATTTAGTTTTTGATATAACAGACCCTAAAAATTATGTTGTAGAGCTGTTAGGTGGAGGAAGTGCTGAAGAGAGATTTGCGGCGTCAATGCGTAATTTAGAAAATCAAATGAAAATACTAATAGCCCCAAAAATCAAAGCTTTAAAAACTGAAAGCACAATAATTAACAACCAAGCTAACGGCAACAACAACGGGTTTTCTGTAACAAGTGTAGTACCGGGAAAATAATAATATGGATAAATTTCAAATAATGACACCCGATGGTTACGAGGTTGAAGTCTCTGCATCTAGCCAAGAAGAGGCATTAGAAAAAGCAAAATCTAACTATAAGAAATTACCACGCATTATTAAAAAGATGGATGGTAATGTGCGTATATTTGAGCAGAATGATGGCAAGAGATATTTAGTTAGCCCATCATATTCTACATCTAATCAAGAAAGAATAAACGCTATATTGGAAGGTAAGGCAGACGCAGGCCAAACGTCTAAGTCTAGCTTTTACCAAAGTATATTAGATAAGTATCCATTAGCATCAAGAGCTGCGGCCTATCTTGGTCAAATACCGTTTGCGGGAAAATACACTGATGAGGCTATGGGTCAAACTTTTGGTGAGCAAGCTGCTATAGCAACAAGAGCAGCTCAGTCAGCTATGGCAAGTGAGCGTCCAAAAGAAAATTTAGCAATAGGTTTAGGAAGCGGTGTTATTAATTCTGCTGCCATGTTGGCGGCCTTACCAGCAAATGTTACATCTGCATTAGCTGGCCCTTTAACATCTACAACTATTCCTACGATTACGCGCGGTGTAGCAACTGGCGCAGGATTAGGTACAGTAGAAGGTGCTGTATCTGGGTTTGGTGAGGGCGAGACAACTCAAGAGAGAATTGAAAGCGCTAAACAAGGCGCAGCGTTTGGAGCTGGAGGTGGAGCAATCTTTGGCGCTGCTGCTCCTATAGTTGGAAAAGGAATTAAAAATCTAGCAGATTATGTTAAGCAATCTGATCTAAACGTAATATCTAAAAGTTTAAATATATCTAGGGATGCAGCTAAAGTTATTAAAACTGCATTTCAAACTGGCGGCGATATAGATAGCGCCCTAGCATCTATTAAAAAAGCTGGTGATGAGGGAATGCTTGCTGATGCTGGTATAGCGGCGCAATCTTTGCTTGATGCTTCAGCTGCAAGCGGTGGCAAGGCTTCAGGTATTGCTAGAACTGCAATTGATGAGCGCATGGCTACAACTGGTAAAAACTTAGATGCTACATTTAATGAGGTGTTGGGCGAAGCGCCACTTGGCCCTAAAACTGCTGTGAGAAATATTGCAGAGAGAACCAAAGATCAAAGGGCTGATTTGTATGGTCAGGCATATAATTCACCAATTGATTACAGTTCAGTTCAGGGCAATAACATCTTTAAAGTTTTAGATAGAACGCCAGACAATATTTTATCAAAAGCAATAGCTGACGCAAATGAATCTATACAAATAAGCGGTATGCCAGCAAATAAACAAATAAAAATTATTGTTGGTGATAATGGTAAGATTATGTTTAGCGAGCTACCAAACGTCATGCAGCTAGATGAACTGAAAAAATCCTTACAATCTATAGCATATGAAAATGTTGACGAATTTGGAAGATTAACAGGCAAAGGCTCTAATTATAATAATTTAGCTACAGATTTGCGTAATGCTCTTTCTGAAGCTGTACCTGTATATGGAAATGCAGTTAAAGTTGGCGGCGATAAAATAGCTGAAGAGCGTGCGTTTAAGTTAGGTGCAGATTTATTAAAAACAAACACACAGCTTGAAGATGTATTAAGTGAATTTGGAGAGAATGTTTCTGCATCTCAAGTTAATGCAGCTAAATCAGGATTAAGAAATTATATAGAAACAGCAATTGGAAATGTTAAGGCTATTGCATCTGACCCTACAGCAGAAGCTATCGATGCTAGACAAGTTATAAAGGTTGTGACTGATTTAAGCTCTGATAATTCCAGAAACAAAATAAAAGCATTGTTAGGAAAAGAAGCAGACGTATTGCTAGGCCAAATAGATGAGGCAGCGCAATCTGCTGTGGTAAAAGCGTCTATGGCAGTTAATTCTAAAACAGCACAAAGAACAGCAATTCGTGAAACTGTGGAAGAAATTATTAAGCCGGGAATAATTGGAACTGCTGCGAGAGGCGAACCATTGCAAGTATCACAAAAAGTTATACAAGCAATATCAGGGCAAACTGATGAGTTTACTGAAGGCCAAAAGCAAAAAGTGTTTGAAGAGGTAGCTAGAGCATTGACAGAGAAAAAAGGCAAATCTGCACAAGCAGCTTTAAATTTAATGTCTAATGCTATGAGAGGTCAAAATTTAACAGACGCACAAAACAGGTTTTTAGCACAACAAATATCATTGATAATGTATGGCGGCGTTACGCCAGCTGCATCAGACGCATCAGCAAATTTTCTGAACGAAGGTAAGTAAAATGGAATTAAAACCAAAGTCACGTAGAGAAGTCGAAGGCATAGTACAGGATGCTATTGCAAGTGCAGTGGATTTTGTTGAAAGCGAAATAAGCCAAGACAGAATTAAAGCGCAGCGATATTATGATGGTGAAGTTGACCTTGGTTATGAAGATGGCAGAAGCAAAGTTGTAGCTACAAAAGTACGTGATACTGTACGTGCTGTAAAACCAAGCCTAATGCGTATATTCCTAAGTACAGCAAAACCAGTGGAGTTTGTTCCACATGGTGCAGAAGATGTAGCAATGGCAGAACAAGCTACTGAATTTATGCACCATGAGTTTACACGCTTAAATGGCTACCGCGTAATTAATGATGCATTCCAAGATGCACTTGTGAAGAAACAAGGCATTGTAAAAGCATACTGGATGACATATCCGGAAGCAGAGATATACACGTTTACAGACCTTAACGATGATGAACTGGCATATCTTACAGATGATGATGAAGTAAGTGTATTGGAGCAAACTACAGAAATGAGCATCTCAATGGATGAGATGGGCATGGAAATAGAAACACCCTCACACAGTATTAAAATTAGCCGCCAACAAGAGCGTGGTGAATTATGTATAGAAAGCGTTCCACCTGAAGAGTTCTTTGTAAACCGAGATGCACGCAATCTTAAAGATGCTTACTTGGTGGCTCACAGAACTGAAATGCGTGCGGGTGATTTAATTGCAATGGGGTATGACCCTGAAGTTGTATTAGATTTAAACAGCTTTGATAACGGGTCAGAAATGACTGAAGCTGAAGTGCATGAAAGACGTGGATATGACTTAGATACATCTGATGAAGATGAGCAAGACCCATCAATGAAGAATGTAACTGTGACAGAAGCATATATGCGAATAGATGCTGATGGCACTGGCATACCCGTATTAC